AAACATTCCGTTCCTGATGAGAACATACTTTTCGTTTGCTGTTTTGGTTCTCATGCTCATCACAAGCATGGGTATCTTTGGTTTCTTATCCAAAGCGCATATTGATCAGACAGTCAGCAGCGGAGATAACACGCTACAGATTGGAGTTCTGAATCAACGAATCGAACGCGAACAAAATAAACTAAATGATGCCAACAGGGTTATCGTTCAGCTAGATAAGTCTGTAGATGCTCTTATCAAATATGATCGCATTCGTGGTAAAGACGGCGCGATTGCTGTGAGAAAATCACAAACCGAAGAACGTAATACGCTGAACGCTATCATAGAAAGCACAGCAAAAGAAATAACTAAGTTGCGTCAAGAGAAACTGAAACTCTCTAAACAGCAGTTAAAGTTTGAAGCCGAAGTTGGTCCGATTAAGTACATTGCCGATATGATCTATGGTGATCAGGCAAAGTCTATGATGGATAAAGCAGTCCGTGCAGTTATCCTCCTTATTGTTGTTGTATTCGATCCACTTGCTATATTATTGATTGTTGCTGCTGGCGGAATCAATGTTTCGAATAGAAAGATCGTCGGAAATGGAGAAACAAAGCAAGCATATATTACGAGCGAGGAGGAAGTTAAGAATGTTGAAAGTGTCTCCTCCGGAAGGAACAAGAGGAGAATGCGTAAAGGAACAGAAAGGTGGCGTGAAGATTCTGCGGAGATTGTTAACGGCGATGATTGGACTACTTCAGAAAAAGTGATAATCAAGAAAGAGGAAAAATGATGTCACAGATCGACTACAGTCAAAAGATTCCCAATAACATTGGACTTTCCGATGACGTTCGTATTCAACGTGCTTTAGAAAAGTGGCAACCTGCGTTTATTGACTGGTGGAAGGGTTATGGTCCATCAGATACAGAGAGCGAGGTTTATCTGCGCACAGCTGTAAGCGCAGACGCAAAGGGATGGGCTGTATTCGATCATGTGAAGATGCCTGAATATCGTTGGGGGATTTTCCTAGCAGATAAGATCGAGGGAAGGAAGATTTCTTTTGGTCGTCATAAGGGAGAAGATGTTTGGCAGCAAGTTCCTGGTGAATATCGCGCTGACCTTCGCCGCCTGATTGCAACGCAGGGCGATACTGAGCCAGCCTCTGTCGAACAGGTTCGCTATCTTGGCGAAACAGCGCCATCACTCTACGATCTACGCAGTCTCTTTCAAGTCAACGTAGAGGAAGGTCGTCACCTCTGGGCTATGGTGTATCTTCTTCATAAATACTTTGGGAAAGATGGACGTGAAGAAGCAGACATGATGCTCGACCGTCATTCGGGTGATCCAGATAAACCTCGTATGCTTGGAGCATTTAATGAGAAAACGCCAGACTGGCTTTCGTTTTATTGCTTTGCTTTCTTTACTGATCGCGATGGTAAGTTTCAGTTGGCTAGTCTTGCGGAATCTGGATTCGACCCACTATCTCGGACCTGTAAGTTCATGCTCACTGAAGAAGCGAATCACATGTTCACAGGGCAGAACGGACTACAACGTGTGGTTCAAAGAACATGCGAACTGATGAGAGAAAATGATGATGTCACAAAACTCGGCGGCATTCCTCTAGATCTTATTCAGCGTTACATTAACTTCCATTACAGCGTTTCTTTGGATCTGTTCGGCAGCGAATCCTCCACGAACGCAGCGAACTACTACTCCTCTGGTCTAAAAGGAAGATACCGCGAAGAATCTATCAACGATGATCATGTTCTGGAAACGGAAACTTTGGTTAAGCTAAATGAAAGACTTCAGGACGATTATGTTAATGACTGTCAGATGGGCGTCAATCGTTGGAACAAAGTGATTAAAGATTTTGGGATCCACTTTGAACTCATCCTACCAGAAAAAAAGTTTAATCGTCATGTTGGTCAGTACGCTGAAATGTTTATAAATGATGGTATGCTGCCCACTCAATCCGATCGTGCATATGTTTCTAGTCTCATGAAGCCAGTTCTTCAGCCAGGAAAGTTTGCAAACTGGATCGCAGCACCTGCTAAGGGAATTAATAATCAATCAGTCGATTTCGAGTATATACGATAATGTGGGATATGATCGAAAGAATGGCGTCTGATCGCCTCTGGATTTACACTGGAATCGGTGGGTCTATTTTCGGTGCCGTAGTTTTGGCGTATCTTTCAACAACCAGAGTCGGTCTTTGGGGTTACTCTAAGTTCGACAAGATGGTGGATTATCTAGTGGAGAAGTTCGGTCTGACTTGGCTGGAACAGCCCGAGGATGCTTGGCGCCAGCGGTATCCAAAGATCACAGCCAAAATAGATGAACTAGAACAACGTCTTAGCAAGCTAGAAAAGAAGAAATAATCCCTTTACTTATGGCTTCGAGTTTGGTATAATAATATCATGTACAATTATGGAGAATATACATGAGTGACTTTTTTCGTCAAATGGTTAAGGATATCGGAGATGTTGACACGCACATTGCTGAAGATGGGATGCACTCCTCAGAGTTTTCTGGGGCGATTGATACAGGCTCTTATATACTCAATGCCGCGCTAACAGGAAGTTTGTATGGCGGTGTCCCTAATAACAAGATCACCGCCTTTGCTGGTGAGTCTGCCACTGGCAAAACTTTCTTCGTTCTTGGTATTGTCCGCCAGTTTCTGATTGACAATCCAGATGGTGGCGTTTTCTACTATGATACTGAAGCTGCTGTAACAAAGGACATGATGAAGGATCGTGGCATCGACACGAACCGTGTCGTCGTTTCTGAGCAGACTACGGTGCAGGGATTCCGAACTCATGTCACCAGAACTCTTGATCGGTATCTAGCATCTGAGGATCGTCCGCCTATTCTTTTTGTTCTAGATTCGCTCGGTCAGCTTTCTACCGAAAAAGAAATTGCGGATATCGCGGATGGCAAGGATACACGAGATATGACTCGTGCCCAGCTGCTTCGTGGCACATTCCGTGCGCTTTCTCTCAAGCTGGCGAAAGCGAAGGCACCTATGCTAATCACTAACCACGTGTTCGATGTGATTGGTTCCTACATGCCTCAGAAAGATATGGGTGGTGGCGCAGGTCTAAAGTATGCTGCCTCTCAGATTGTGTTCCTTTCTAAGAAGAAGGACAAGGATGGTACTGAAGTTGTTGGTAACATCATTCATTGCCGTATGCATAAGAGTCGATTCACCAAAGAAAACAAGATGGTCGATGTCCGCCTCTCCTATGACACTGGTCTTGATCGCTACTATGGCTTGCTAGAACTTGCTGAGAAGTATAACGTGATCAAGAAGGTCAGCACTCGGTATGAACTACCCGATGGCACAAAGATGTTCGGTAAGCAGATCATGGGTGAACCAGAAAAGTATTTCACCGATGAACTTATGGAAAGGTTGGAAGAAGCAGCCCAAAATGAATTCAAATATGGAAAGGTTGGGATCGATGAAGTCGACGACTCCGAGGAAAGTGAACTACAGGATTCTGAATGAGGAAGTGAATAACCTCGTCTGTATCGAAGTCCTCGAGAAAAAGTATGAAGGTGTCAAGTTTCATTTCGGTGAAGTTGGGACTTTCGGTGAAGGTGAAGATGTTGGTGTGAAATTTCAATTTACTATTGATGAAGGGGATGATACACTAGAAGAAAACGATGAGTTCAAAGAAATCGTTGCTAACATTTTATTTGACATTGTTGTAGGGAAAGATAATGAGAATTGAAGAGACCGTTCTTAGGCATCTCATTCATAAAGACAGTTTCGCAAGAAAGGCACTACCATTCCTTCGTGATGAATATTTTTCTGACCCAAGTGAAAGAATAATCTTTCATCGCATTAACGAGTTCACTCAAGAATATAACAGCGTACCATCTCAGGAAGCACTTCAGATTGATCTGGAGAAGATCAAGAATCTTTCCGAAGATGAATACAGTAAATGTGTAACTATTATCAAGAATCTAAACGAACCAGATCCCGTTGACGAGCAGTGGCTTGTTGATGCGACTGAGGAGTTTTGTCAAGAACGTGCTATCTACAACGCAATAATGGATAGCATCGGGATCATTGACGGCAAGGATAAGGCGAGGACGAAGGGTAGCATCCCAGAGATCCTTTCCTCTGCTCTTGCTGTTTCTTTTGATTCTCACATCGGTCACGACTTCCTGGAGGATTATGAGCAACGATTCGACTTCTACCACAGAGTTGAAGAAAGACTCCCATTCGACATTGAGATGCTTAATACAGTATCTCGTGGTGGTCTGCCTCGCAAGTCTCTTAACATTATTCTTGCTGGAACTGGTGTTGGCAAAACTCTGGCAATGTGCCATTTCGCAGCAAGCAATCTTCTGCTAGGTAAGAACGTCCTCTACATTACTATGGAGATGGCAGAAGAAAAGATCGCAGAACGTATCGACGCTAATCTTCTGAACGTAGCAATCGATGAACTCTCGTCTATCCCAGTCGATTCTTATCAGAAGAAGGTTGACAGGGTCAGGAACAAAACAACTGGCAAACTGATCATCAAGGAGTTTCCAACTGCCTCTGCGCATGTTGGGCATCTGAGGCATTTGCTGAACGAACTTCACCTCAAGAGATCGTTCGTTCCAGATATCATCTATATTGATTATCTAAACATCTGCCTTTCCTCCAGAATCAAGTCTGGAGCAAACGTCAACAGCTATACCTATGTCAAGGCGATTGCCGAAGAACTTCGTGGGCTGGCTGTTGAGAAGAATCTTCCTATTATCTCAGCAACTCAGACAACCAGAACTGGTTATAGCAATTCAGATCCAGGACTCGAGGACACCTCAGAGTCGTTTGGTCTGCCAGCTACAGCCGACTTCATGATCGCTCTGGTTTCAACTGAGGAACTCCAAGACCTTAATCAGATTATGGTTAAGCAGTTGAAAAATCGCTACAACGATCCAACAATAAATAAGAGGTTCGTGGTTGGTGTAGATAGAACTAAGATGAGGCTCTATGATCTCGAGGAGAACGCACAAAAGGGTCTGGTCCAGGAAGATAAACCAATCATGGATAATACTCACTTCGGTGAGCGTATAAACGAAGATGACAGTATGAAGTGGATGACCAAAGTTGCAGGTCGTCGAGATTTCAGTGGTCTTAAAATTTGAGGAGAAAGAAAGAGTCTATCATGGGCAAAACGTGGCGTAGAAAAACGAATTATTGGGATGATGATCATGGATCTGACGGAGGAAACTCCAAAAATAACAAATCCCGCCGAAAGCAGTTTGCCGAAAAGCGGAAATCGAAACAAAGATTTCTTGAGGATGACTACAATGGAGAGACGAGCAAAGATCTATCTTCGTGGAGGTAGCAAAGTACTAAAGAGGCAGATCAGGCATGCCGCTAACTGGATGCTTTTCGATCAGCTTGGCAAACGTCTTGCACCCAAAATTGAAGTTATGATATATCTTGTCTCAGGTCTTGAAGAGAGAGAAGGAATAGTTGGCGACTGCGGAATCGGTGGCTGCGAAACTGTTCGTCCAAAAGAATACGAGATTCGTTTAGAACTCAACCAAGATACTCCAGATTTTTATAGAACACTTGCTCATGAAATAGTTCACCTTCGCCAGTGGGCTAAAGACCAAATGTATGAATACGAAAATGAACGGCATGCTGTCAGATTCAAAGGCAAAAAATACAACATGGAAGACATGGATGACGACGACTATCCTTGGGAAGTCGAAGCATACGGCATTCAAGAAGATATCTACAGCAGATATATCTCCTCTCACAAACTCTCAGAAATAGAATCGGCTATTTAATTCCTTCTCCTCTATTATAAATAGGGGGAGGAGGATTTCTATGTTCACAATAGAATCATTACAAGAAACAGTTAGATCTATGGGATATGGTAATATCAAACCCATGGGCGGTAAGAAATTTGCTGTTCTTGTTGATAAAAACAGAGTAGAAGTTTTGGAAGATATTAACAAGAAACTTCCAGGATCCTCCTATGATGATAAACCAACGTCGGAATCTTCTGTTGGTAAGGTCGTAATCAACAGCTTTTCTATTCTAGTTAAACCTGCATCCAGACAAGGATCTGCTTCTGCTGGTGTAGAAAACGAATTGATTGTTGTTAAAAATGTCAATGACTGCGTGAAAAACATGAAGGGTCCAATCAATGTTTTGTTCAAGGCAAAGAACAAAACATATGAAGTCGTCGGAATAAAGGAAGCCAAATCTGTTGGGGCTGATACTGCTGGTAGAAAAAAAGCAGATATCGTATTGATTGACTCCAAAAATAAACAGTATCCAATCTCTATCAAAAAGGATGATGCTGAAACTTGGGAATCGGCTGACAGGTATTTTGGGCAGCAAGCAGAAAAGATAATCGAAAAGGCAATCAAAGCCAATAAAACAAAACTCATTGCTGAATCGACTTATTTTAAGATCGAACCAAACATTGCTGTTGCGGCAACAAATCAAGAAAAAGAAGCTGTCGTGTTTGGCTCGGACATTAAGAACGGCGGAGCAGTCATAACGAAAACTTTCAAAAGCGGATCGTTTAAGTGTATTGAAGATAAATTAGAAATAGAATGTACACACATCATTACAGAAATGAGGGATGTTGTTGGTGATAAGGATGTGATGTTTCTTATTCGTAATGACAAAACAAGAAAGTCGATCAAGAAATATCCAGGGATCCGCGTGCTTGCTTCATACAAGAAAAGAATTAACAGAAACGTTGCTGTGGTACAAAGATAATGCTTAAACTTCAGACATTTATCACTGAGCAAAAGAACGTCCACATGGAGCACCTTGAGGATCTGGTGCTGAACAAGGGCGTTGTTGGCGCACGTGAGATATTCAACTTCTTGACATCTCTCGGCGACATGCTTGGTGGTAGCACGAAGAACAAAGTCGCAGCGACAGTAAAGTGGGATGGCGCACCTGCAATCTTCATGGGTGTAGATCCTGAAGATGGCAAGTTCTTTATTGCCAAGAAGGGTCTGTTCAATGTCAAGCCCAAGCTGTACAAAACCAACGCAGACATTGATGCCGATCTCTCTGGTTCTTTGAATCAGAAGTTCAAGATCGCTCTTGCTGAGTTTTCTAAACTCGGCTTGCGTTCTGGTGTTGTGCAGGGTGATCTGATGTTCACTTCAGGAGACATCAGCACCGAAACGATCGATGGGCAGAAGTATTATACATTTCAACCAAACACAATCGTTTATGCCGTACCTGTTAACACTCCTCTTGGAAAACAAATCAAAAGATCTAAAATTGGTGTCGTTTGGCACACAACATATTCTGGCAATAAGATTCAGAACATGCGCGCATCATTCGGCAAAGGTATCGTCCGCCGAATGAAGAAGAACGCAGCTGTTTGGATGGACGATGCTACATATCGCGATGTTTCTGGTCAGGCTACAATGACAGCCGATGAGACCAAAGAATATCGTGCTATCGTTTCTTCGGCTGGTTCTCTGCTCCGCACCATTCCTTCGAACGCGCTCAACACTATCTCTCAGGACGAAGATCTCCTGATGATGGTAAAGACTTACAATAATACAAAGGTTCGCGCTGGTGAAGAAATCGGAAACACGACTGCCCATGCACGTGGGTTGATCACGTTCCTGAATGACAAGTTCAAGGCTGAAGAAGATAAGAGAAAGACCGAGAAGGGTAAAGCAGCTGTTCGCGAGAAAAAGAAAGCAGTCATGGGACCGCTTCTTGATGTTTCGGTCTCCGACCTTGCTAAGATTTTCGACTTCATGAATATCATAGTTCAGGCAAAGAATATGGTTGTGGCTAAAATGAATCGTGCAGCCACCATTGGCACATTCCTACGAACAAAAACTGGGATCAAAGTGACTTCCCCAGAGGGTTATGTTGCTATTGATCGTCTCAAAGGTGGCGCAGTTAAGCTGGTCGATAGGTTGGAATTCTCCCGCGCAAACTTCTCAGACGATGTTCTGAAGGGCTGGTAAATTATAAATACTGGTGCGATGAAGGCTACGGCAAACTCGCATCATTTTAACCGATAAGCCCAAGGGAAACTCGGATGAAGAAAGTAACAATTACATTTGGGAGGATGAATCC